CGGCTTACCCGACGAACCGGCGCGGATCTCGATGCGCACGAACTCGGCCAGGTCGTCCGGCCCCATGTAGGGCGGCCAGAAGGCGGTCGGACCAGCGATAAAGCGCACGTCCTCGTCGGTCAGGTAGACGCGGGCGATCTGGCAGGTGTATTCGGCCAGCTCGCTAAGGACCGATTCCATGTTGTCGCGGCGGCTGCTGCTGCGCGCCTGGAAGCCCTGCTGCTGGATGTCCGCCTCGGTGGCGGTCTTGGCCGTGTTGATGGAGCCAGTCAGCGCTTCCTGCACGCCCCAGATGCGCTCCAGCTCGGCCAGGATGCGCGTGCGGTCGTAAACCGCCGGGTCCATCGGCGGATAGGTGATCGGGACCAACAGCGTGCGCAGGTCTGCGTTCGGCTGGGTCACGTTGAGCGGGACCATCTCGCCGGTGTCAGCCTTGGCGAGCTTGGCTGCCTCATCCGCCTCCATCGCGCCTGCGTGGAACGCCGTCTTGGGCTTGATGCGGCGGCGATGCTCGGTCTCCGCCGAGCCGATGCGGTTGTACTCGTCCATGAGCTTGGTCGAACGGCTGACCAGGCTCTGCGGGTGGCGCTGGCCGTCCACCTCGGACGTGCAGATCACGAAATACGGGTAGAACCGGGTGGTGGCCGGCGGGTTGAAGGCGGGCTTGACCCAGAACGGCACGCCGGTGATCGCGGTCAGGACGGTGTTGCTCTCCGCGTCCCAGATCTCGATGCGGCGCACGTAGCACCCATTGGCGCCGCCGTCGGTGTTCGTGGTGTACGCATCGGCCTCCTCAGCCGTGGCCGCGTTGCCGGTCAAGCCGACGCTCTCGTTCTTGCCCATGCACGGCTTGCGCGGTGCGTAGCGGATGGCCTTGCGCAGGATGTTCTCGGCGTTGCCGTCCTTGTCGAACTGCGCCAAGTACGGGCCATGCTCGGCCAGCGCGTCCTCATAGGATGGATAGGAGATCTCGGCGTTCCAGGGCGCATCAACGTGGTTGGCGATGGTGAAGCCCGGCGCGACCTGGAAGTTTTCGCCGGCCACGTTGTCGATCGCGTAGCCGCGGGCGACGACGCGCTCGGCCCCATTCTGGATGGCGGCCAGCTGGCGCTCCAGATCAGCAACCTTGGCCTCCTCGTTGTTGCCGAACACGCCCTTGACCGTGTCCCATGCACGGGCGCCATAGCCGGCGGTGCCGTCTTCCAGCTCCTTCTGCAGCGCCTTGGCCCGGGCGATGTTCTGCTGCAGGTCGTTGATCGCGGTCTGCGTCTCGGGCGAGATCTCTGTGCGCTCCTGCCATGTCGCCTTCAGCACGCCGGGACCGATGGTCAGCGACGAGCGGACCCACGGACGGCCGCGGCGCTTCAGCTGCGCGTCCTTCCACATCTGGGTGCCCACGGCCTCCAGCGTCTCGGCAAACTGCTTCATCTCCCGCGATCGCTTGGCGTACTGCTTGCGCAGCTTCAGCACCTGGTCCGCAACGAGCTTGTCGGCAGGGTTGGTGGCCAAGTAGCTCTCCTGCGCCTGCTGCCCCTGCTGGAATGCCTGCTCCGGCGGAACGCCCATGGCGGTCTGTTCCACCGCGATCTGCCGGCCAACCTCCATGGCGTCCTGCTCTGCTTGCTGCTGCAGGTCGGCCATCAGCTGCTCGTCCGACTCCACGATGTCCCGCAGCTGTTCAGGCGTCGGCATGCGGTGCGCCGGGCCGGGCGACACGTCGAAGTCCGGGTTGCGGGCGTAGAGGAACGCCTCTTGAATGTCGATGTAGGTGCCGATCAGGTTGGCGTCGACCAGGAACCCCGAGTCGCCCCGCGCTTGGCGCCGATCCTTCACGTACTGCTGCCGGGCGTCCTTGTCGAACTCGCGGGCCTCCTCGAAGCGAGCCATCCAGCGCTTCACGTCGGCCTGCATGCGGCTCAACTGCTGGGCGCGCGCCGGATCGGGATCAGCGGCGGCCGCGATCCCGGTTTCGAGTGCTGCGATGGGTTGGTCTGCCATGGTCGGGCCGGTGTGCGAACTGGCCCCAAGGTGCCCGAGCTGCCGGAGGCATCAACGGTAGTAGCGCTCCCGCTCTTCTTCGTCGCCGCGGTCGGCGCGCTCCCTTGCTGCATACCAGGGATCGGTGAACGGCTTGGGCGCCTTGCGCTTGGCCACGGCCGGCTTAGAGGCCGGCACCATGTCGGCTATGCCGCGGCCCAGCAGGCCGCACACGTCTACGCCATCGTCGAACCTGGCGCGCGGGAAGTTGACCAGCATGTCCACGAGCCGCTTCACCAGCGCATTGCCACGGGGGAAGCGAACCCTGCCCTCCTGCACCAAGGCCCGGAACGCCTGGACCTTGGCCACCTTGTCGCCGATGTGCGGCAGGTACTCGTAGTTGGCGAACATGTTGTCCTCCTTCTGCAGGAGGCGCCTCACCGGCTTGACCGCATTCTCCTGGCCGCCGACCTCGCCGAACCACCACAGGGGCTTGTGTTGCTTGATCAGCGACAGCTGTGCCGCGACGCTCTTGTCGAGCTCTACCTGCTGTGCCCACCAGTCCACGATCCACAACACGCTGAGGCCGTCGGGCCGGGAACTGCCATCATCCAGGCCCGCCACGCCATGCTCGGTGTAGTCCGGCTCGGACTTTTTCTCCAGGTCCCGTTCGGTGACCGCGAAGTCGCTGGCGCCGTACTTCTTTAGCCGCGCCGGCAGCTCCTCCGGGTCGTACCAGAGGTCATCGAAGTCGCTCATGTTGAACTGGTTGCCCGATTCCGCCTTGGGCCGGCCCTGATACAGGCTGGCCCAGGTGCGGGCCTTGGCCTTGTACTGCGCCCAGTGCTCGGGCGAGAACCACTCCGGCCATAGGTATTCGCCGATCTTGCGGCCCAGTGGGTCGTCGGCGCGGTCTGCCTGCGCGGGAATGCACAGCACCTCCCACACCTGGCCGTCGCGGCACTGGATCGGGCCGGACTCGCCGTCCCAGTCCTCCGGCAGGATCGAGCCGGCCAGGTCCTCTGGATGCCAGCGGGTCTGGATCAGGATGATGGACGCGCCGGGTTTCAGGCGGGTAAGCAGGTCGTCGTCGTATGCAGCGCGGGTGCTGGCCTGAATGGTAGGGCTGTCGGCCTCGGCGCGGCCGGCCACCGGGTCATCGATGATCAGGGCATCAGCGCGAGCCGAGGTCACGCCGCCCAAGATGCCGGCGGCCAGCAGGCCCGAGTCGTTCGTCAGCTCCCATTCGTCCACAGCAGCGCTGCCCTCGCGCAGCATGGTCGGCCGCTCCCATATCGAGGCGTACTCGGGGCTGGCGCAGATGGCGCGGCAGCGCTTGGACGACCGGTAGGCAGGCTTGGCCGCGTAACTGGTGCTGATCACCTTGAAGCCGGGCCACTTACCCATGGCCCACGGCGGGGCGACGACGCCGGCGTAGGTAGACTTGGCCGAGCCAGGCGGCATGAACACCATGAGCCGGCCCATGGGCTTGCGCAGGCACTCCTCCACCTTGTCCAGCAGCAGCTCGTGGTGCTGGGCCAGCGGAAGGCGCTCGGCATCGCCGCACACCCAGCTGCTGGGGTCGTCGTCCACCGGTGCGCCAGGGATTGGGATCGACAGCGCAAAGGCCTTCAGGGACTCGCGGGACCGCCGACGGCGCAGCAGCTCAGCCGCAGCGGCCTCCCTGGTAATGCGCGGGGCGTTCTCAGCCATCTTGCGCGTCGCCACCAGCGGCAATCGCCAGCAGCTGCGCATCGGTCAGGTCAAACCGGTGCTGCATGTGCAGCGGGCTGTCCTTGTCGCCCTTCACGGTCACCGAGTCACCGTACAGGCGGGGCAGCAGCTTGGATGCGACCCACTTGCGGGCATCGATCCGGACTCGCTTGTCCTGAGGGTCGAGGGTCGCATCATCGGCGATATCGATCAGTTCCTCGGCAAACGCCTCGCCCCGGATCTCGCACGCGCGCGCGTATTGGCCGTGAAACGTCTCGTTGCGCAGCAGCCAGGCATCAATCGTGCTGCGGTTGGGCATCCCCTCCATCTCGGAGATCTGCCGCTTGCTCTTGCCCTGGGCGATAAGCTCGCACACCCGTTCGCCCAAGATGGGCGTGTAGGTGCTCGGCCGCCCACCAGCCGACTTGCCCGGCTTCTTGGCCGTGCTGGCGGTTGCCTTACGCGGCGCTGCCATGGTTCTCCCACATCGGGATTACCCGAACCGGGATCCCACAGAATTGAATGCCGTCAGAGGGCGTTTCGCCCGGGCCGTAGGGGACCATGAGCGGTTCCATCTCCGCGCTAAGCTGCTTCTCCTGAAAGCTGGTAATGACCAGCTCGGATGGCTCCTTGCCGGTTCGCTCAATAGCCTCTCGCCTCTGCCGATGCAGCAGATCGACAACGGACTCACCATGCGTATCTTGAATGCTCATGCGACCTCCTGAATTGAACTCAGTGTGCCAGTGTTGGCCTTGGGCTGCTTACCGGCCATGCGTCGCCTCTGCGATCGACGCTGGCTTACTGCGGAAACTGGCCAGACCAGCTGCGCGCGCATCCCTGAACACGCGCGCGGGCTCCGGCACATCGCTTCCAGGAACCCAGAAGCAATAGGCCTCATCAAGGCCGCCCTTGCCGTCATAGCGGGCCACCTTCTTGACCTCATACCGCTCTGGGGCCTGCGTGACTTCGACAACATCGGACCCGCGGTAGGTCTTGACCCTGTCTCCGGCCTTGGGCCGACGGGGCATCATCTTGGCAATGGCCCCTGATGTGCTGAGCATCTCGCCAGCCCAGCTACCACCGTATGCGATGCCGCGGATCATCCTGCCACCTCCGCCTGCAACCGAACCTGCCCCTGCCGGGTAATGCCGAAGCGCTCGCCCTGCTCCTGCGCGTAGCCGTGGCTCACCAGCGAGTCCAGCAGCGAGTCGCCGCCGCGGTGGTGGTCGCGCCACTCCTGCCGGGTCAGGCTGAACTGGCTGGCTAGGTGCTGCAGGCCCTGCGTGATCGGGTCCAGGCTCACGACAGGGCCTCCTCGGTCCCACGGGCGATGAGTGACGCGGCACCGGCGTGGCAACCGGCACCGCCGCCGCAACGCGGCAACCCGCTCCCTCGGCGCTGGCTGTTACCCACCTGCCAGCTGGGGCTACCGATACCTGCCTCGGTAGAGGGCCGCATGTACGCGGTCATGCGGCGCGCCCAGACAGGTCGAACAGGTCGAGCTGCACGGGCATTGGCCGCTTCCGTGGCGCCGGCGTGGCGATGCCCAGATGCTCCAGCATGTCCTCCAGTACGTTCGCGAAGGCCTCGGCGGTCACACGGGGGAAGCTGTACTTGCCCACCAACCACGGCCAGTACGGAGACTTCTCGCCCTTGCGGGCCATCTCCACGGCCACCGGCTTGTCCTCGGCCAGGACGAACGCCTGCGAGGTCTCCGGGTTGATCAGTAGGAAGCTGGCTACCGTGCATCCGCGCTGGTTCTCTGCGATTCGTGGAAGGATGGCGTTCAGGGCATCTGCCGGGTTGGTCGGGTCGACCACGCAGACCACGCGCGGCTTCCAGACCTGCCGGAACGGAACACCCTCAGTTGTACCGGTGCGGCGTGGAGCTTCAACGGATGCGGCCATGTTTCGACCTCCGGTGCGGGAGTGGGATACCTGGCTCATGGGCGTGTCTTCCTGCGGTTGATCTCGCGGCGCATCAGCTGCGCCTCGGTCTTGAACGCGCGGGCCTCGTGCAGCACCTCGCGCACGTCGTAGCCCTGCCGGTGGAGGCTGAAGATCTCGTCGGCCAGGGCGTGGTCGAGCCGGGCGACGATCTCCAGCTCCGGCGTTGTGTACTGGCTGAAGGTCGGGGTGCTCAAAACTCCTCCCTGAGCCAGCCACCGCCGCGGTTCTTCGCGACAGCCTTGAATGCGATGAATCGGAACGGGTACTGGCCTGCGGCCACCTTGATCTTCACGCGAGCGTCGTCGGTCCAGAACCCTTTGACCTCGTGCATCTCCATGACACCGTCGCCGCTCATGACGGCGAAATCCGGGGTGTAGAACGTGTTGTCGGCCAGGCGCAGCTTCACGCCCTCAAACCGGTACCACTCCACGTCGCCGGTTGTACGCAGGCGCTCCAGGTGCTGTGCGTAGGCCTGCTCTGTCTTGTTCATCTGGCCGGCCGGCATGCGGCCACGGGCGAAGCGGGTCATGCCACGCTCCTCTGGCCTAGCCGCTGCAGGGTCACGTTCAAGGCGGCCAGCTCATCCATCTTCATGATGGTCCACATGCGCTTCTGCCCGTGGATCCCGTTGAAGCTCCCCTGGTGGCAGTCCTTGCACAGGGCCACGGTGGTGAAGTGCTGCCCCTGGTTGATGTGGTGGGCGTCGGACGGTGCCGGCGCATCGCACACGCTGCAGGGCAGATGCTTCACGGCTTCCAGGTGCGCGCGCTCGGCGGCGGTGACGGCCTTGGCGTTCTTGGTCCTCATCGACGGCGCTCCCCCCCCCGTTTCTGGGCAGAGATACGATCCGCCGTCACGATCAGGCTGAGCCTGATACGGGCGACGACAGCAGTACGTCCTCCGATGGACAGATAGTGTGAAAGCACACTGTCCAGTGAGCTGCCCATCACGGCACCTCCGGGCGAGCGGCGAGCATGGCGGCCCAAATTTCTGGAGCTTCATAGCGGATCAGCCATGGGTTGGCTTTCTCGACTGCAATCTGCATGGCCTCTGTTGGCTCCACCGGCACCAGCACGTAGCCCTCAGGCGGCGTGAGGGCGGCAATCTCTGCGACCAGCGCCTTACCGAACTCTCGGCCAACCCGCAGCTCTCCTTCAAACCCTCCGGACTGCAGCAGTTGAGCCAGTTGATCCAGCGCCCGCTTCTCGATGGCGTCCATCACGCAGCCCTCCTGTTGGTCGGCGCGAACTGCGCCAGTCGTTCCACAGCGCTGTCCGACCAGCGCACCCGGTCCGAGAACTCGGCGTGGATGAAGGTGAGGAAGTCGCCCATCTTCCGGCGGCTGTACTTGCTGGTCCGGGCGCCGAGCATCACCACGCCACCGCGCAGGCCGGGCGCCCACTCGGTCTCCTCCTCGAACGCGGCGGTGAGCACGTCCTTCCAGTCGTAGGGCGTGGCCTGCCTGGTGCTGCCGTCGCGGCGGGTGATCACCAGCGGCACCTGCTTGGCGATGTCGCTCAGCGCCGGCCACATCGCCGCGTTCTGGTCCAGCGTCCGCTTCGGCTCTTCCAGGGTGATATGCACCGGGCCGCCTTTGAGCCATTCGTTGATGGCTCGCACGACGTTGGTGATCACCTGCGGCCAGTTCCGGTTGTTCGGCGGGTCGATCAGG